ATGTATCAGGATCATTAGATACCACAAATTCTACACGCTTGGCAGGCGGAAATGGAAAAGATGCGAATGGCTCTATTTGTATAAACGCTGTATACAAAGCGGCTAACGTATCTTCGGTAATCCACATCATTTGCCTGAGAATAAGTGCATAAAGTAACCTATAAATCCACCGACAGATGATGCAATAACCATGCCAGTCCATAAACCGCCTTTACTGCGATTGGCAAGCTCTAATAGCTCTTTTATGTCTCGTTCAAGGCTTTCTACTTTATGTTCTAAAGATTCTACCTTGCCTATTAGTTTTCCATAAGAAACAGGATTAATGTCGTTCATTGTTGAGTTCACTTGTTGTTAATTTATAATTAAGTCATTTCTATGGAAGCATAACCTACGCCACCATTACCTGAATAAGATCCATGAGGATTACCTTTTGTGTAATCATTAGTATTACCTGTAGCTCCAGAACCCACAGTAATATTAATAACTTGTCCAGGAATAACTGGCACTACAGCAATACCTGTACCACCTGCTGATCCACCATAGTTATTTGGTGGTGTAGGTGTACCGCCACTATTTTGATAGCCTGCTCCACCGCCAGCACTATAAGTAGGAGTAGCTGGCCTACTAAAATCACCGCCTTGTCCAGATCCAGAACCATAATATGATGATCCACCTGTGCCACCAGAAGGGCTATTACCAGATTGATTAAGTGTAGTAGATGTAGCACCTGTAATAGATACAGTACCGCCTGCCGCACCATTGTATCCACCTGCACCACCATTGGCTGTTATGTTAAATATACTATTAGTTACAGTTGTATTACCGCCTGCGCCGCCATTATATTGAGTCCAATTACCATTACCAAAACTAGAAGTTTGACCTGCAGCTCCACCACCTGATGCAGTAATAATTAAAGATGTATTACCAGGCGGAACAGTAAATGTATATGAGCCTGCTGTGGTATATTCTTGTTTAGCAAACTTTACTTTAATATTGCCATTAAGACCAAATGCTTGAGCAGCAATTGCAGCTTGTCTACTTAAAAGTGGCATTGTCTGTCCTATTTAAATTGTGTTAATGATGCAAATATTGAAAATGCAGCAGATCCTGTTTTAACAATAGCGTATGAGTAAGAATCAACACCAGAAACATTACCTGCTGTAGGTGCTGCACCATTTTGCCATTTAGGCGTTACTGCTGTACCATCTACTTGAATAACATTATTGTAATATGCTGTTGAGCCTTGTGTAACTAAGAATACTACAGTAATTACTTCGCCAGTAGCCATAGCTGTATTTAAAGATGTACCTGATGATCCTCTAAAGTTTACAGTCCAGTTTGCAGAAGCATTAGATGTATAATATAAAACAGATTGTGTTGTAACATCATAATTAATAGTGCCTGTAGCTGCAGTAGCAGATACAGTAATACCTTCTAAAGCATTAACAAATTTAGATGATAAAATACTAGATGTACCTGTAAATGTTTGTTTACCTGTCCATGTGCTATTTGTAGTTAAAAGACTTGCATAGTTATCTATATTAGATATTTGAAATTGTGTACCATCATAAGTAACAAGCACAACAGATCCTGCTGGAATATCGCCCACAGCTAATGGCGTAGTACCATTTTTAGTAATAGCTTTAGCACCAATACTATTAATATTAAGAGTAACGCTTGTAGTTGTATTAGCACCAGCAGCAATAAATCTAAATACTTGTCCGGCAACTAAAGCAGTCATAGAAATAGCTGCAATAGCAGTAATAGTGTCTGTACCAGATACGCTTGTTAAGTATTCAAATGTACCATCTTGTACTTGTCCTGCAGAAGCATACATATTACGCACAGTTGCGTTACCTACGTTTGTATGAGCATAAGTAGCCATAGGTAAGTTTGCTACAGGAAGTGTTTGACCATCATAAGCAAGAGATGTTGTTAATCCTGATGCAATATCGTTTAAAGTATTGTTAGCCCATGTAGATGATATGGTTGTTCCTGTGGTGACTGGATTCCCTGCTGGTAGGGTATACGTTCCTGCGCCATTTCTTGACATTATTGTTGCTCCTTGTTTTGATTCATTTGATATAAAAGCATACCAAGTTTATTTGCTTGATCTACGCTTAAAGGTATTTTATTTGTAGCAGCTTTTCCTAAACCTTTTAATTGGCCATATTTGTATAATAATTCACCCATAGCTCTAGGTGATGCAAAAGGTGCGCCAAGTAATATAGATGGATTAGATACAGCAGCAAGACCACCACCATAAGTTTCTATTTGACCGCCTAAACCTCTAGGTAATATAGCACTCATAGATTGGCCTGCTAAAGCTGGTTTTAATTCAGATGCACCTGCATTAATAAGTTCTTCTGCTGCGCCTGCTCTTTGACCATAATTAGATGTTACATTGTTACGCATAATAGATTGCAATTTACGCATAGCAGTATCAGCACTAGCTTTTTTACCTAAAGATAATGATTTTTCTATTTCTTTAATAAGATCACTAGCTTCGCCATAATCAGCCATTACTTTTGCATAAGTAGGAGCTTGTTTGCTAATAGTGCCTTTTACTGAATTATAAATGTTTTGTACTGCTGTTCTAGCTGTACCTTGTTCGTAAGGTAAACTTTCTAAAATGCCACCAATTTTTTGTTTAAGTTTATCCATTCCTTCTGGGGTATGAAATTCAGCAGGATCTGCATTTTTCCATTCATTGATTGCAGATTTAACTTCATTCATTGCATCAGCAGCACGTTGATTAACTACTTTACCTTTATATGTTCCAATACCTTCTGTATTTAATCTAGCTAAATCAATATCATCAAAATTAAGTATAGATTTGTCTTTAGAAATATCTACCATTCCGCCACGATATTGTTGATTTTTAGCTTGACGAATATTGTCTAATGCTTGTCTAGCAATATCTACTGCATCTGATCTTGCTGGGTTTCTCATATTTTCGGCAAATGTTGTTGTGCCTTTTAATATGTTTTGTTCACCAGCTGCAATAGCTTCTTCTATAGGTGCTTTCCCTACTCCAGTAGTAACACCCAATGTACCTTTAGTAAGATGACTAGGAATATATGCTGCACCTTGAATTGCTTTAGCACCAAGATATAATGGATTAGTATATTTAGCTGCTTGGTTTACTATATTTGCTGCTTTAGTTAAATTACCAGCTTTTAATGCTGCTCCACCACCTGTTAATACTGTAGAAACATCTGCTAATATAGATGCTGGATCTTCTGCAAAAGCTCTTTTAAAGCCTTCATAAGAACCATATTTTTTAACATAATCTTCACCTACTGCATTAGCTAATTCATCTGCTCTTTTTTCAAATTCTTGAGCTTTTTGTTCGCCAAGTAATGCAGTATCAAATCTTTTAGATGCAGCTTGAATAGATGGTGGCAACATTTTATTTACAGCACCTGCACCTAAGTCAGATAATGTATCTATAGTTTGAATTGGGTGCATAATAGCTTGTCCAGCACCTTTTAATAATCTACCTGTACTAGGAATAAGATTTAATGCGCCTGTGCCTATAGCACCCATAGTAGAATATGATTTAGGTTGTTCTATTTTTGGTTGTGCAGGTAAATTATCTGTAGGTAAATTATATCCATTAGCATTAAGTTTAGCAGTTAATTCTGCCTTAGTAATGTTATCTGGTATATTTTGAACAACTGTACCATCAGGTAATTTAACATCCATTATTTTAAATCCTCAAAATTCACTACTTTTTTAGTTGTAGGTACATTTGCTGTTGGGCCTGCTGCTCTTTTAAGACCATCAATAGCTTCACGTCTATTTTGACGTTTTTGTGCTAATACTTCTGGACTATCACCTGGTTGTGAGAAATATTGTTGATTTGCACTTTCAAATTCACTAGGTTGAATTGTTGCACCAGATTCACGTCTTAACACAGCATTAATAAAGTTTCTTTCAGCTTGTTCTACTTGTTGATCTTTTGAGCTTAATAAAAATTTATTTGCAGCAGTTTGACCGCCAGGTATTAATGCTGTTTTTCCTGATGTTTTAATATTAATTTTAAATGGATCATATTGCCCTTCTAAATCATTAATAATTTTATCAGCAGATTCCATTCTTGTAGAATATGTATAAGCATCAGATTGTTCTTTATTTGGATTTAAAGATTTATCTGCTGGGCCACCAGTTAAAGCAGTTAATGTAGGATTTCCATTTGCATCTGGTTTACCCCAAACGTATCCAGCAGGTGCTTTAGGAGCTTCTTCTGATTTAAATGCTGGGCCTTTAGCTATTTCTACCCATTTTTTTGCATCATTATCCCATTGTTGAGTAACTTCATTTGTACCTACACGCATTGTTTTTATAATAGGTGCTGTATCTTTAGCAATAGGTTTTAACAAAGAATAATCTTTGCTGCCTGATGCAATAAAATTATTTACAGATTGTGGATCAAATTTATCTATATCTACTTTACCTAATACAGATTCAGGTGTTTTAAATAAACTTTCAGCTTGGCTTAATACCATTTTATTTAATAATTCTGGATTCTGAGTAGTTTTTCCAAAATTATATAATGCTTGCATTTTTTCAGTTTGAGTTCTTGGTCTATATGTTGTAGATTCAATAGGTTGATTTACTGTTGTATCACCTTGCATATTTTGCATAGGTGCTTGATTATTAAAATTAGGATAAATTTGAGCAACTTGGTCATTAGTTTTAAATGGTGATGTAGGAACATTAGCACCCATTTCTAATGGTTGAGTCACAAAATTATCTTTCATTGTTTTAATTTCTTCAGGGCCATATTCTTTACCAAATGTTTCAACAGCTTTAGCAAGTTTTTCTTGTTGTGTTTTTTGATAATCTCCATATCCCTTTACAGCTTCTGCTTCTTTTTTGCCACCATAATATTTATTCATAGCATTAGCAGCATATTGTGTCCATGATGGAGCTACATAATGACCAGAAATCATTTGCCCTTCAGGATTTTTAGATTCTTGCAATTGTTGAGCAATTTTAAGTCTACGTTGTAGCTCAAGTTGTGCCATTGCATCATTAGTTGGAATGCCTGATACATCTTGCACATTATCTTTAAATTGTGGCATAAAATCCATAATATCCATTATATATTCCTATTTAAATAAGCTAGTATTGCCAAGTAAAGAACCACCCATATTCATAAGGCCGCCAAAGAAATTACCAGAAGCAGCATTATTAGCATTAGTAGCAGCTAATTGAGCATTATATTGTTGATTTGCCGCACCTAGTAAATCTGGGCCTTGTGTTGTAGCTTGCATAGCTGGATTTACATAACTTGGAGATGCTACTTGTGATCCAGTTCTTAAAGCATTGATAACATTAATTGGTTGCATTTGATTGTAACCTTGTTGAGAAAATGCTTGTTGATTAGCTGCAAGACCTGCATTAAGACCTTGTACTGTAGCTGAATTAAGTCTATCGTTTTGTGTTTGACCTAATAATTGTTTAGCAGTATTGTATGCTTGAGTTCCTACACCAATACCTTTGTTAGCCATGTCTTGTTCAAAAGATTGATTTTCACGATCAATTTGTGGTGCAAGTCTTGCCATCATAGCATCTTGATATGATTGACCTGGATTAAAACCTGTAGATGGCAATTTAGACATGTCAATGCCTGGTTTAGCCATTAAATCACCAGCATAATTTAAACCTTGTTGAGCTGTGTTTAAAAGACCAGAACTTAACCCTGCTTGTTGCTCTGCAATTTTTTGTTGAGCTGGAGCTAATTCTTGTGTAGCAGTCCACATAGGATTGCCATAAGAGTCTGTTCCTGTTTGCTTATAAGTAAGATTACCATAAGGTGTGATTTGATTCACTCGGTTAGCTGCTGCAGCTACTCTAGCCGCATCTAAATTACCTTGTGCTGTAGCTTGTGCAGCCGCAGTATAATCTGGTGCTGGCGGTGCATCATCCTTACCAATACCATACAGAATAAAACCACAATCACCCATGTAATTTGTAATCCATCTATAAAGTGGGTCTAATAATCTAGCTAACTTACTTTGCATATCTATCTCCGAGTTTTAAAAAGCGACAGTTTTCTGGTCGCATAATATAAACAATCCCATCACCATCAGGAAAGTAATCTTTTATTATGGTTTCACGTTCAAAACCTAAATGTTCATCTAATTTTTGTGCTTTTAAATTAGCTGTAGAGACTAATCCTGTTAAGCGTTTGACTTTTAATACATTGAATGGGTAATTAAATATTGCCCAATAAAATTCTCTTGAAACTTTTGCTGGTATATCACATCTTGAATGAATAGATATTGAACTACCTGTGTATCCGTTATAAAGTACACCTATAACAAATTTACCATCACTAACTTGGCCAATAGCTTGACATAGTGAGTTCCATTGACCACCAGCCTTTTGACATACCCATTCGCCAACTTCTTGACCTTGAACTATTATAGTACTGAACCCTTTTCAATTACTAAATCTGTAGAAACCCATCTTACGTCAATACCTTGTGAAGATGTTTTAACAATTGGTGCGCCATAATAGCCAACACCATTTAAACCTTGCCATTGTTGCAATACGTTTAAACCACCACCCCAAGTACCTATATCCCATTTAGCATTATCCCATGTTCCAGATGTGGTGGGCGTAAAATTAAGGGTTGTAGTAGGCACATCTAAGTTAAAGTCTATATTTACGTTTGCATAAATAGCAGGGCTACCAGATGTTCTAAATATAGGTTTAGCCATTGTAAATCGTTTTAATTGGCCTGGACTTTCAAACGCTGAAAATGATTGTAATGCAGTAGCATTAATATTAGATCCATTATCTGAGTTTGTGTACCATGCACGACCTACATAACCATTACCACCAAAATAAGGTTGATCGTTATATAGTTCCCAACATGTAGCGTTCCAGCCTGTGTAATTACACCAATTCTTTGTTACAGTATTCATAGCATACTGTGTAGTTTCTATGGTATTAGGTACATTTAACCATAATTGGTTTTCTTCCGGATAAAACAATAATTGCCATCCAAATTGCGAGCCATAGTTTGTAATAGCTTCTGATACAGCCCATTGTATTTTGTCTGTAATAGCCACTCTAGGATCAAGCCTAGATGATTGTAATTCTGAAGCTAATGGGGTAACACCATCTTTACCTAATAATAGCAAATCACCACCATATTTGTACATACAACGAGTGCCTACAGGTGTTCCTAGATCCCATACGCCTACCATAGACCATGATGTTGATGATGTAGGATCTGTACCTGAATATACGACTACTTGGCCTTTAGATGTATAAAGTACATAGTAATCATTGACACCATAACCAGCATCTATTGTCCATGTAGCATGTTGTACAATATAGCCACCTTTGTAAGCAAATGCACTAATATCTATAGATTGTGCAGCTCCACCTACTGATAATGTAGGTAAAAACCATGCTCTTAAAGATTGATTTTCTGTAAAAAATACTCTGCTTTTAAATACAATAGGGTTATTAAGTAATGTAGTAGTAACGCCTGTAATAGCTGGAGTAGAAGCACCTGTAATGCTTGTCCATGTAGTACCATTATATAGATAAGGTGTATTTACACCATTAGCCATATATAAATATGATCCACCAGATGTGGTAATATTACAATATTGCCAACGTGAATTAGATAATCCTGTTAATAATGCTGCACCTACAGCACCTGGATTAGTTACGTTATATACAGAACCATTAGCAATAGCTAATAATTTAGATGCAGAACCACTTTCGTAGTCCATAAGTGTATCTACTTGTCCTGTAATACCTGTAGCCCATCTACTATGACCACTTCTAAGTACTAATTCTGTTGTAGCAGGAAACCAGTTAGTAAGATAAACTGCATCTGTTGCAGGCATGTCTCCTAAACTGTCTCTAGCGTTCCATCCACCTACAGGTGCTGGTAATGATACGCTTCCTGATGATTTTTTCTTTACTGGAAACATATTATTTATTGTCCGTAGTTAGCGTCAGGAATATTCTCAAATCCAATTAAGATTGAGCCAGGTACTGGAGCAAAGCTCAATGTAGCAGAACCAGAATCGTTAGCTTTAGCAAAACTTAATTGTTGTAAGTAGTCTCTTGTAAATGCTGTTGCGTCAAAACCTTTAATTTCAAAGTATTTCTTTTTCAAAGCTGTAACCATAAGTCTGTCAGGGAATATACAAGTATCTGTATCAGCTAAGAATGATGATTGTGGAGTACCAGTTGCTGAATCAGCCCATTGGTTACTCATGTATTCAAAACCTAAATACTCATTTGTATTCATTGCAGGCCATACTTGGAAGTATCCACCTAAAATTCTGTAACGGATTCTAGGGCCTGTTGAAATATAGCTAGACTTTAAGAATTGCCATTGTTG